GATATTTACCCAAGCTGAGTGTGATGAATACCTCACAACAATAACAGCACTAAAACTCAATCATGATTGGTTAAGTGGTGTCGATAAAACTTACCCTTTGAAGAGCTACACATATGATGATGCTACAAACACTTGGATAAATCCCGTTGATGAAGGTTCAACCTTTGTTGGTGAAGGGGCCCCAGCTTGGTTCACCGCTTGGAGAATAGATAATCCCGATGCAGTTGAAATAACATCAGAAGCAGAAGCAGCTGCAAATCCCACATGCGCCGCTTGGACTGGATGGAATGAGTATGTTAATGATAATGACACCTATATAGCAGCTTTAAATACTATGGGGGAAGACATTGGCAAAATGGAATCAACCCATGCCACCATGCTTGCAACAATCGAATAACACCTTTTTAATTCTTATAAATAGTAGACAGGACACCACTAAAGGTGTATAATTTACTATATGGCTGTTAAAAACTTACATTTAGAACACCTCGAAGACGAAATCATTAATAATGGTATCGAAGGAGGCCGTGCATCTGTCAACTTCCTGAGAGAACTCAGGGACATGATGAAAGGAAATGCATCAGGTAAAGTCAATATGACAGTCAAATGGGATGGAGCTCCAGCAATATGGGCAGGCCCTCATCCCGAATCAGGAGAATTCTTTGTTGCAAAGAAATCCCTGTTCACCAAAAAACAATTACACTACACTTCACTCCAACAGATCAAAGACGCACCTGAGTTATCAGGACAACTTGAATCTAAGTTTCTAGATTCGTACAAATACCTTTCCAAGATAGGATTGACCGAAATCCTACAGGGAGACCTAATGTACACGGATGACACCACCAATACAAAGATGGATGGAGAGAATTATATTACCTTCCAACCTAACACTATAGTGTATGCTGTACAGGCAGATTCCGAGCTCGGTAAGAAGATTAAAGCATCAAAATTGGGAATCGTATTCCACACAACGTATTCAGGTTCAACAATCGATGGCCTCAGTGCATCATTTGGGGTAAAACTACCTACTGGTAATAACAATGTATGGATGGACGATGCAACCTATAAAGACACTACTGGTTATGGAAACATGACAGCTCAGGAAACACTTAAACTCACAAATGCCCTAACCAACGTAGGAAAATCATTCCATGGTATCTCTAAGGCAAACCTTAAAAAATTCAATGACATACAGGGAGTTCTTAATTCTAAAGGAGCAGCAGGTGCGTCATACAAAACTTACACAAACACCCTTATCCGTCAAGGTAAATGGAATCCCAATGGAGCTGACTACCTTAAACACGTTGAGACGTACTGGAAAGACAAAATAGTTGCAAAGGTCAAAATGGATAAGACCAAAGCAATAAAGACACAAATTGGTAAGGATATAATGAGAGACCTCAAACGTATCAAAGTCATGGTAGACAATCTTGCACACTTTCAGGGATACCTGATTGAAGCAAAATCATTGATCGTAATATCATTGAATAGAGTCAAGAGTATTGGAACATTTGTTAAAACGGATACTGGATTTAAAGTAGTAAATCCTGAAGGATATGTTGCAATCGATTCTGATGGTAGTGCAGTTAAACTCGTAGATAGACTAGAGTTTAGTCAGAATAACTTTAATGCCGCTAAGGCATGGGACAAATAATATGGCAAATCAAAATAATATGGCATTAAACGACAAGAGTCAATTAACTATAGATGTTAAAAGTCTCGTAGGTGTCGTTCTAACACTACTAACTATATCAGGAGTGTATTTTACATTGACTGGTTCATTAGCGGCATTACAATTAGATGTAATTAGAATGCAAGATTCTGTTGAAATGAATGAAGAGTTTAGAATCAAATGGCCAAGAGGTGAGTTGGGTGCGTTACCTGATGATGCAGTACAAGATTTAAATATCGAATACTTGCAGGCTGAGATGGACGAATTACAAGCAGAGTTTGATGAGCATATGAAAGAGCATCAAACAAAAAGAGAAGGAAATTAAGATGGCACATCAACTACACCCTAGAAAACGACCCGATTATATTGCAGTAAGAATAGAACAACTTAAAGAAGACATGGCCAAAGCAAGTAAGGACTATGACAAGAGTTGGTATAATAGACTTATCCAAGAATTGGACTGGGCTAAACAGATGAATACTATACCATCAAAAAACTGTTACATGGAAAAATAAATGAAAACATTCAGTGAATTTTCGGAGTCTATTGTTGTACCTATAAATATAGGGGACACTGTACTGGGTGGCAAGTTTAAGAATAAGAAAATTGTTGTCAAAGCAATAGGTGTCAATGAGAAAGGGGATATTACCATTAATGGAAGACCCCTAATGAAATATAGAACAATTACACAGGTTAAACCAAATGAAGACATTTAAGTCAATCTTCGAAGCAAAAGAAAAGAGCGCAGTGTTTACTTTTGGTAGATTTAACCCACCTACAGTTGGCCATGCAAAACTGATAGACAAATTAGTAGCATCATCTGCTGGTGGTTATGATCCTCTAGTGTTTATGTCACACTCACAAGACGCAAAGAAAAATCCCCTAGATTACACTGTCAAGACTTCCTTTATGAAGAAGTTCTTCAGTAGGAAAGTTGGTATTGTTAACACCAAGGCCCGACAAGTGTTTGAGATCGCAACACAGTTATATGACCAAGGATATAGAAATATTCGGATGGTAGTGGGTTCAGACAGAATACGAGAATTTGAAACACTACTGAAGAAATACAATGGTTCAAAAGGTAGACACGGTTATTATAAATTCTCATCAATTGATGTTATATCAGCAGGGGAGAGAGACCCCGATGCAGAAGATGTATCAGGTATGTCTGCCTCTAAGATGAGAGCTGCTGCAGAAGATGGAGACTTTGATTCATTTGAAATGGGTGTTCCCGATAAGAAACATGCAAAGACACTATGGAAAGCAGTACTAAAAGGAATGAACATTAAAGAAGAGTCCATGCCAAACTATATGTTTGAGGACTTAATAATTGAAGGTGTTTATGACCAAGGTATATTCAAAGCATTATTCCTAATGGGTGGGCCCGGCAGTGGTAAATCCACAGTGGTAGATGCAATGAATTTGAAAAATTTAGGGTTTAAGATAATCAACAGTGATACTCACTTTGAACGATTAATGAAAACTGCAAACATGTCTATGAAAATGACACAAACAGGTAGTGGAACAGTCAATCCCAAGAGAGATGCACTTAGAGATAAAGGGAAAAAGATTGCAGGAAAGCAAATGGATATGTATATTACCAGCAGATTAGGATTAATCTTTGACACTACTAGTGCAAAGGCAGCCAAGATACAGGCCTATAAGAAGAACCTAGATACATTGGGATATGAATACAAGATGGTGTTTGTTAAGACTAGTCTACAACTTGCACAACGACTTAACTCAATGAGAGCAAGAACAGTACCCCCTGAGATTCTTCAGATGGAACACGAAGCAGTAGAAAAAAATGCAGCTGCATTCAAGAAAATGTTCGGAAAGGACTTCATTGAGATTGAGAATGATGATACAGTAGCGTCATTAAAAACGAAGGCAGACAAACTTTATGGTCATATGATGTCATGGGCTGGTAAATTTCCTTCTAATAAAAAAGCACTTGCTTGGAAAGAAGCAGAGTTAACAAAGAAAAAGAGATAAATAGAACTATGGATATACTAGATCAAATCTTAGCAGCTCAGAAGGGTAGCAGAGAAGAAAAGATTCAAAACTTTAATTCAATGTTTCAAGAAGATGTTGCCGTAGACACTGCAAATGCCAAGGCAAAGCAAGTGGGTGAGCTGGAAAAACTGAAAGACCAACATGCAAAAGAGTTGGAATCCCTGCAAGACAGACATGAAAGAGAGAATGACAGACTTGCTGGTGCAAAAGAAAAAGAATCTGAAGATGACACAATTAATAAGAAGAGAGATGCAGAAAGAAAATCAGCTGAGAAGGAAAGAAAGAATAACACCGAATCAGTTGAGTTAGGTGAAGGTAAACTTGTTAGTGATATTGATCATGTCATTGATGTTATACTTGCGGCAATGAAAAAACAACTTCAGAAAGAGATTGCAAAGAACCAAGAGAAAGGTATTGGTATGTTGAACACTGTAGGATCATTTGTTGGGTATAAGGTTACAGACAAGGAACAGGATAAGAATAAACTATTCCTTAAGTTCGGTGAAGAAGTTGAAATGGAAGATGCCCTAACAGAAGCATTATCTCCTAAAGATAAGAAGGTCATTGATGCATTCTATGATGGTAAAGAGATGTCCAGCAACACAGTAAAATCAGTCGGAGACAAACTTGAAACTACTGGTATGGGTGCTCAAGTCATTCTAAAGAGACACCAAAATAAGTTTAGAGTCTTTGCAGTAATTGATAGTAGAAGAGTACAATCAATAATGGCGTATATTAAGAAATCATACCCAAAGAATACTGTAATAGAACAAACAGAAGTTACCGAAGGCCGAGAGAAGGGCCCGAAACAGTTGACTAATCCCAATAAAGAAGTCATGGTTGTCAAGAAGAATAAGGTTATTGTCATTGACAAGAAAGATCAAGACAAATATTTAAGACAGGGTTGGATAATTGCTGAAGACAGAGATTACAAAAAGGAGTATGAGAACTACCACTCAGACCCCGAACAGATTAAAAGACGAGCAAAAAGAAATGAAGCTCGAAGAACTTTAAAGAACAGAAAAGACATTAAAGGAAAGGATGTTCATCATAAAGACAACAATCCTATGAATAACGATAAATCGAATCTATCGATTGTATCACAAAAATTTAACAGAACGGAACCAAGACTTAGAACAGAGAAGTTAGATAAGACTGCTACTATTAAGGATTGGATAAATGATTTTAAGAATTCTGATGCACCTCAGTTCAAGGGACAAGATGCAGAACAGATTAAAAAGATGGCAGTTGCAGCTTTCTATGCAAATCAAAAAAAGGGGTAAACATGAACGGTAATAAAACAGACAATGGTGTATTAGAAATGGGAACGGAAGAAGCTCGTTTATCATATCAAGAAGATACGCCAGGCCAAACAGTAGAAGCATATCTATCTCAGGTTCATGAAGTCAATGAAGCAAAGAAGAAAAAAGCATTTTCTCAGGTGTTTCAAAACCCCTTAAAAGGATTTCCTTACAACGAGACCCTAGAAGATAACATTATCCCTGCACTCAAAGAAGGTACATGGGAACTTCCGAAAACTTCTAAAGAAAAGAAACGATTAAAGGATTTAATGAAAAAACCCATACCACTTGGTAAAGATGGTGATTCAGCAATAGAAGCAATCGGTTCATTGATTGGCGACGATTCATTATTAGATGATCTACACTCAGCTGGTAAAAAGAATCCAAATACTGATGCAAGACCTACCATTAAAAAAGCTATGAAACGATTGGGTATTAAAGAAGAGTTAATCACTTACAGTGTTAAACAGATGCAAAAACCTGAATTGGATAAATTTAATTCCATGGCAAAGATGATGAAGTTAAAATTAACTACAACGTCAAAAGGTAGTAAAGAAACACTAGTAACTATAACAGGAACTAAAGCAAATCTAAGAAAAGCAGATGGACTTGTAAGAGGAAAATCATCATACGGTGACCCATCAAGTAGAGTACACTTTGACGAAAATCCTGTTGACGCAACTACTCTTACGGATAAAGACGGTAAGAAGTTATACGACACTGGTATCAAGGAAGAGTATTCCCTCTTTACCGAAGCATTTACAGTTCAGGTTCCTAAACAAACACTCAATGGTAAAACTGTGGGTGGTGGAAACACTCCAGTATTTGTCAAGGCAAAATCAGCTCGTCAAGCAATCACAATGGTTGCAAAGAAATTAGGGGTTGACTGGAAATTTCTTAAAGTTGGTAAGGTAACTAAAGAAGATTCTCCAAAAGAGTTCGAAAAGAAGGTTGTCCACACCATGATGATCATGAAGAAGTATCCTGCTAACAAAAATAAGTCTGATGCAGTATTGAGAAAAGGTGCTATCAAGTATCTTACTCAAAAACCACGAGGTGCTTCAGATGATTGGGACGAAGGTTTAGAAGAAAAGTGGAGTATGGGTGACGGTAAACCACGAGGTGGGGCTAACATAGAAAATGTTCGTTTTTGGGATTTACCAAAAGCATCATTGGAATACATCCAAAAAGATTCACAGAAAGCGATGAAGGCAAATCCTTCCAATAAGAAAAACACCGAGGGTAAAGGAAACTACGCTGATCAAATCAATGATGCACAAACTGTTCTTATATGGAGAAAGAAGAACGGTATTAAGGAATCATTAGATGAAGCCGCAAACCTTATCCCTGCAATACAAAAGATTGTAGATACCAAATCAGCATCTAAAGTTGGTGGTATCATGGTTGATATGTTCACTGCAAGTGTTATTGTTAATGCACATGCAAAAGTCAACGACCAAAACAAAGGACGAATGGAAAAGTCTAACATCCAAACACTAGTACACATTGCACAAAAAATGATGGGTATGAAGGAAGAGATAGAACAAATTCAAGAAGGTAAGTATGCAAAATACTCAGACCTCTTACTTAAAAAGCAAAGAGAATTAGTCAAGATCGATAAGGAAACTGAAAGGAATCCTAACTATAATGGTTTGGGTGCATTGCAAAAGATCAACAAAGAAATCGCTGCAGAGATGAAGAAGTTGGGTATTAAGGAAGAAACCGACCTTGGAGAAAAAGTAGTCAACCGTGAACTTGATGCTTTAAAGAAGAAGTTTAAGGCCGACCTCAAGAAATATGAGAAAGATGGATACTTCAAGAATAAGAAAGCAAGCCAAGCGTTCATGGACTATGCAATGGACAACAACGAAGTTAAAACCGATGACCCCGATGAGTTTGAAGACTGGATGGACAGAGATGTCTTAGAATCATTAGGTGAAGAAGAAGTATCAGAAGCATATTCAAAGAATCCAAAAAGTGGCACAGAAGTTGCTAAGATGATGATGAAGAGTAAGACAATGAAAGGTTTTGCTGTTAAAGTTAAAAAAATGAAAACAGTCACCGCTGATCAGTTAGATAAAATGTTGCCAGATTATATCTCAGGTGGAGATATTGGAGCAATGTTTGAAGAAGTATTAGACGAAGGGAAAATGGGTGACCTATTCCTAGACATTCAACAAGGTGCAACAGCAAAAGACATCGCAAAAGATTACCCAGTTTCACTTGCACAAGCAAAAGAATTTCTTAAAGATTACTACGGTCAGAAGAAAGGTTCTAGAAAAGAAGCTTCAGAAGGTAAAATGGATGGTTCTAAATTAACAGGACAAGAGATATCCTCTTACTTCAAACGTAACAAAGTTGCAGATAAGACAACAAGAAAAGCAATTGAGATTGCACTCGATCATGGTGGTGCATTGAACTTTGCAATGAAAGAAATCGAAAAACTTAAAAGAGGTCTTACCAAAAATAAAGACGTTAAGAAAGCATTGAACTATGCAAACTATGGTGAGGCTTATAGAGTAGAATCAGTAGGATTTCAATTCAAAGAAGATTCTCCAATTGCAGGTGATATCAAAGATGTAGCAATATCAGAAGACCCTTACACTCCCCAAAAGAAGGGAGTTAACAAGAACATTGCAAACTACTGGAAGAAACTAGGATTTAAGAAAGATTCAGAACTAGAAAAGATTCAGTCAATGTACACGATAACAGATCATAATGGTGTTGTTGCAATGTATAAAGCAGGGAAAAGAGAGTTCGAAAAGTCCGTCCGATAATAAGACCTAAATATTAACAGGAGTTGATGTTGACAACTGAAGAGATTATGGAAAAGCACGGTACAGGAAGTCAGTACGTTGTTCGTACTTTCACGGATTCTGTGACCAAGGAAGAGCTACAAGCTTTTCGGACAAGAAGTGAAAGTCTTGGGTATAAAGAATCTCAATCAACACATATATTAGAAGGACATGGGTGGAAGATGAAGGAACATGGTTATCTTCCAATTAATATTGAAAGAGGAAAGGACTGTATAATCAAAGGAAGCCTTATAAAAGGCCTCGATGATCTAGTAGTCAGAATTCAAATAACATAAATAAAGATATGGTACATAAAACAGAAAATTGGCAAGAAGCTTTACTGAGAGTTCGACAAGGGTTGAATGAAAACAAAGAGCCTGTTGTTAAGACAGAGGATGAGATCATCTTGGAAGAGATTGATGCTCTGATAGGTCTTTTAGAGGAAGATAATGTTGCATCCGAAGCAATAGAAGAGTCACCAATTGTTGAAGAAGAGGTTGTAAAACCTGTTTCTAAATTACTTGAAAAGAACATGTTAGGTAGACTTGCAAAGTCTATGGAACTTACAGAAGAAAACAAAACAAAATTATTCGATTATTTCGAATCAGGAGAGTTAGAACAATGAGTTTTACAGGATATAAATTAGGTTTAACCGATTCACTAATCGAAGCATCAAAGAAAGTTGTAGAGTCATCTGCAGCTTACAAGAAGTTTTTTGACGGTGTATTAAAGAAATTTGGTGTCACTTCCCCAGCAGAGTTATCAGGTGATAAGAAGAAGGAATTCTTTGACTACATCGATAAGAACTGGAATGGTGAAGATGAAGCTGGTAAAGACGGTGCCAAAGAAGAAGTCAAAGAAGGTGAACTTCCACCTGCGTTAAAAAAGGCTATTGCTAAGAAGAAGGGTGAAGACGAAGATTCTGAAGAAGAAGAAGTTAAAGAGGGTGAACTTCCCCCAGCCTTAAAGAAAGCAATTGCTAAGAAGAAGGGTGAAGACGAAGATTCTGAAGAAGACGAAGACAAAAAGGAAGACTAATTCTCATGGAACGAGTTGACGCAAGGTACAAGTCTTTTAAAGAGAAGGTTAAAAAACTTGGTTACATGAAGGGTGAGGCAAAGAAAGTTGCCGCTGTCATGGAGAAGGTTGCGGATTTTGGAATGATGTCAGATGCCGGCAATATTAAAATTGCAAGAGCAGTGGCAAAAGCCAAGAACGAAAAAGAATTAAGAACTGCATTAGATAAAATTGCCTCTATGGCAGGTGGAAAATATGCAGAGGCAGGAGAAGACGATGTAATCCAAAGAGCAGTTTGGGCATTATCATCAACTGCAACAGGAATCCAATTACGACCCGATGCACAGGTATTAATGCAATTGAAGAAATTGATTGATACTAAAAGAGATCAAGACATCAGGACGGATGATATGAAGAAAGTGAAGGTAAAAGCAGCCGATGCAGAGAAAGTTCATGACGTATTAATGCAACTTAAGACACCTGTTCGGTCTAAATACCTTAGACTATTACAGAAAGACATAAAGTCTTTCAAAACAACATTTGCTGGTATACTAAAAGTAGCCAATAGATAAACGGAGATAAGAAAATGGCATTATGGGGATTAAACGACGCTGGGAAACCATCGTACTTAACACAAACAGATAAGAACAACACTGTGGCCAAACCACATGGTTGGGAATTACAAAAAACAGTAGGTTCAAGAACTCAAACAGAAACATTGGTTTGTGTTGGAAGTTCAACTAACCTATCTACTTCTCTAGCAGAAGCAACTATTAACTCAGTACACTTTGGTGCATCTACATATGCTCAAGCCGCAGCTGGTATAGTAACAGTTGTTTACAACGAATTAGTCAATGTGACTAACGGTGCTACTCTTGCAGTAACAGGTTCAGTAACAGGTGCTGTTACAGCGACTGCAGCTGCACACACTTCAGACAACACTGTTAACTTCGCATTCACTGTTCCATCACAAACTGAAACACTTACAATCGGTGCTCAGACTATTAGTGGAACAATCGTTGATTCAGCAGGTGGTGCAACATCCGACAAAGTATTTGTCGCAGGTGATGTAATTGATGCTGGTGGTGCTGGAACTGGTGGAACTGCTACAATAGCAGTTGCATAACATTAAGGTGACATTATGAAATTAAATGTATTAGGAACAGAAGCTGCTTGTGGAACATCCAGTGGAAATGGTGCAAATTTCGGAACTGCAACAGCAGTAAGAGTACATAACTCAGGAGCCTCTGCAAGATTAGTATCTGTAGAGACTGCTGCAGCTGCTCTAATCGGAACCTTTACACTAGGTGTTGGTAAGACAGAGATAATTTCAAAAGCCTCTACAGACGAAGTATTTGCAGCTCACGCTGAAGTACTTGCAGTTAAAGTAGGAATAATAGGATAATAATATGAAAAATTTTAGAGACTTTATTACAGAATACCATGACATTGGAGCAGCAGGATTATCATCAACTCATATTCCCCATGATTTGAGTGACCCTGATGTTAAATCAAGGATTAATGCCGTCCTTGGTCATTGTGCAGTCGCTGAATTTATGAACCCAATGGCTGCAGTCGGTCAGATTGAAGCAAAACTTGCTCAATTAGGTCTACAAAAAGCAGGAGAGTTTGCAGAGGTCACTGAAAGTGGTACTTACAATATTGGATTCAAAAGATACGGTGACATTTTTGGAAAGACTGTAGATACACCACACGACCAGTTTGATAACGAGACCCAAGTTGTCGGACTTTCACTCAAAGTTGAAAAATTAGAAAGTGGTTCATTTAAAGTATACGGTTCATTAGTCTAAATACTAACATTAGATTAACTACATTATGAGTATATTATGGGTCTGTTTGACAAATTAACAGTTAAAAACTTTGGTGCGTTCGCACTACAACACTACGATGACCCTCAATGTTCAGACATTGAGGAATTCCAAGAAGACTTACGAAGGTTTAGATACCTAAAAAGACTTCTACATCGTT